GCTCAATACGGTCGTCCAGACGGCGGAGCGTCTCACGAGCAAAGAATTCAGGGGAGATGCCAGGAATCTGCATCAGGATGGGAGCCAGACGCTCCCAGTTCTGGATTTCCGACGCTTTGTTGGGTCGTCCAGACGAGCCAGCCTCGATGTCAAGGTACAGGGCTTCAGCGATTTCATTGCGGCTAAACTGAGGCCAGACAGCCCCAGGACCTACAACTTTTAGGACAAACTCCTGAGAGAACTCTTTAAGCATGACTTCGCCAGCCGCACGGCAGATGGCCCCAAGGAACTCGTCAAGGTCATCCACATTAGAGCCGACCGCAGACATGCGGCTGGATTCAGCCACAGACACTTCGGTAGCCGTGGTGCCAGAGGCGGCAGTTCCGCCGATGTTTGCTTCCTGAGCACCAAGGATGCGAAGCGTATCATCGACCAGCATGCTCGTATCATACAGAGCAGGGTCGATGGCCACAGGCTTGATTTGCTGAAGGACTGATTCAACACCTTGACCAGGCTGAAGGCCACGCAACTCTATGATAGAATGCGGAGGACGCTCAGACAGATTGGCCTTGTCAGTAGTGTCAAGCATGCCAAACGGAACCGCATATGCAGGTCGATTAGCATGGCGGTGTTCACGCAGTCCTTCACGGGCACGGTTATACTCCAGTTGAACAGGACGGAGAAGTCGGACATCGGATTGGGGGTAGATTTCCTTTTCGTTTTCAACTTCGTTGAAGACAAGAGGGTAGATGGGCCAGAAGCCTTCAAGGTCAGGCCATGGAGATTCAGGCTCCTGCAGGAAGTCGTGATAGCCGTCAACGACGACATATTTCATCTTGTCTGACTTGGAATAGATTTCCCAGACAACACAGTTGTCATTCTGCTCGGACGAAGAATGGTGGGCGACATTGCGGCTTTCCATGTACGAGGTAAAGGTCTTCCCAAGGTCAACCTTGTAGACTTCCTTGACCGCCTCAGGGGTCATGATGAACTCCTGACAAATCCAAGCAGCACCAAGGAACGAAGAAAGATGTCGGCACTTAGGGTCAACGATGATGCTGGTAGCAGGGGGGAAATCAAACACAACGCCTTCACGAACAAGGACTTCAGGCTTAGACTGAAGGTCACGCATCATCAGTTTCAACTGCTCAGATTCAGGTGCGTCAGGCTTGAGAGTGTTGTCTTCGATGTCTTGGGTGATACGCTCGATGCTGGTCAGTTGCTGCGTGATATCACGAATCTTGTCCGCATCTTCAGGGCGGGCTTCGGTGACACGCTCAAAGCCTACCTTGACGAAACCAACGCCAGTAACGCAGACACGGCGGACCAACTGCTTCATCTGAGCCTTGAAGTTGGGCTGCTGCTCATGAAGGACATGGGCAAACAGGATTTCCATGGTCTTGGCGACTTTGTCTAGCATCACTCGCTTCTGGGAGCCTTGGCTGAAATCTTCAATCAAAGCCATGCCCTGAGGGTCAGGGGGCATGCCCTGCTGGGCGGCCATCGCAGACATGGCCTGTGCCTGTTGCAGAGTAGCAGAGGTTCCGTCCCACATGGCAAACTCTAGACGCTTCTTACGCTTGGCCGTGGCTTTCGGGTTCTTGCAATAAAGAGCCGCAACACGCTGGGCGATATGCCGTTGCGTGATGTTTGCGGTATAGCGGTCTTCGTCCATGCTTCCGCCAGCCCATTGCTTGCCAGACACGAAATCCATGTCTTCACGCATACGGGCGAACGGACGCTTCCAATGGTTCTTGGCGGCGACGACCTTCTTGCACCACTCCTTGACAAGCGTGGCACGGGCTTCATCAGGCTTTGGAGTATCACGGCGGATACGGCCTTCGCCATCAGGCTGGCCCATCATAGGGTTTTCCCCAGGCATCGGCATGCCACCCATGTTCATCATGTCGTCAGGTTCCATTTGCGGGAAAGTAGTTAAAAGCCTCCAAAACGCAATAGGTTTTGTCTGCGTCTCTCCTCACCAGACGCTTGCTTGAGCCAACCCATGGTTCCCGTGGCAAACCCCTCGATTTTCTTGATGACAGGATTCCGACCGCTGAACTGCTTGCTCAGACCAAGACCGATGTAGGCCAGAGCATCCACGAAGTCATCGTGCTTGGCGGCAGGGAACTTAAGGAGTTCCTGTTCAGCGTCTTGCATCCAAGGAGCGAACCGAGGAAAGTGCACCTTCCCCATGGCCATACGGCCACGGATTGCTTGGGCTCGTGTCTGCTTATCCTTGGCTGGGGTGACCTCGTCGATAGCCCCGTAGGTGCTACGCTCCTGCATACGCTTGCGTAGGAATGGACCGATAGACTTAGAGATATGCCCCTTTTCCGCCCACCAAAGCATTGGCTTGAGTCGCTCCATGATGTCAATCATAGCCTCCACCACTTCGTCGGTCTGCTCCCGTCGCCACCAGACATCTGGAAGAATCCAGATGTCATCGTTCTCGTCTACCCCTACGGGAATCAGACAGGTTGCGTCACGGTCTTGGTCCATGGACACGGCATGGTCAGACGCCACATAAATGGTCAGGGCTTTTGGTAATTCGGATGGATTGTAATACTTAATCCAGTCCTTTTTAAAGAAGTCGCCATCTTCAGGGGCGGGTGAGCCTTGGTACAGGGAGGCAAAGCCTCGGGGGTTTAATGAGCGTGCTCGCTCAAGAAAAGGGACATCAAATCGTTCTGGCCACAGGGCTTCTCCAGGCTGTCTGCCCATCGGGTCGTCTCGGACGGCCAGGGCTGGCAAAGACAGAATCTTCCAATGCTTGGCTTCTTCCTCGTTGTAGTAGCCATTGGTCGGGTCAATCAGGCGGCCAATCAGGTCGTCCTCATGCCAGCGGGTCATGATGATGACGACTCGGCTGCCCACAGACATCAGTCGGGTCATGGCTACATCGGTGAACCAAGCCCACATCTTATCACGAGTAGCCTTGGATTCAGCCTCCTCACGGTCCTTGATAGGGTCATCGATGACCAGAAGGTCAGCACCACGGCCAGTCAGGGAGCCGCCACGGCCTACGAACATGGCCTGACCGCCCTCCTTTGTCTGCAACATCTCGGCAGACGCAGACCCCTTGCGGAGTTTGGCCGTCGGAAATAACTGTCTGTAGACAGGCATCTGCACAATTTCACGGACAGCACGACCGAAGTCCTTTGCGGTGTCCTCGTTGTAAGTCGCAAAGATGGTATGGCGGTATGGGTCCTTGCCCATGAACCACGCAGGAAAACGGCGAGATGCCAGTTCAGACTTACCGTGTCTGGGGGGCATCGTGATGATAAGCCGCTGGATAGTCCCCTTCTCTACTTCCTCAAGGGCAGCCGCAATCACCTCGTGGTGTTTGCATGCCGTGTATCGGCTCCTGTCTGTGTTCTCGGGGTCGTCTGGGTCTGGCAGCGTCAACTTCGTAAACTCAAGCAGACTATTCCGTCCACGCTTGATGGACAGAAGACGCTTGGCCGCACTAATCCTTTTCAGGTGTGCGGCTTGGGCGTTTTCGGCTGTCTGCTCTGGGTTGTCGTCAGACATCAGGCTGGGCGAAGACCGATGCGGTACGAGGAACCGTTGATGGTGACAAGGAGGTCAAGGGTGTCGGAACCGCCAGTATGCGAGGCCGTGCTGGTGACCGAGAAGGTCGGGCCAGAGCCGTTGGAGAAGGTGGTAGCCTTCACATTGCCGACAACCTCGACTTTGGCCGTAGAAGTGTAGTTAGTAGCCACACCCACTCCGACATTGCCGTTGGCGTCAATGACGAACGCAGAGGTGTCTGGCGTGGTGGCATCTTCGATAAGGATGGAGTTCCCAGTACCCTTCTGGGTGATGCGAATGGCTGGGGTCGTTGCGGTCGTATCAATCGTCTGAGGTGCAGAGAACACATTTGTCAGACCGTTTGCGGTCAGAGTTCGCACCGCATTGGTTGCGTCCTTGTAGGACACGGTATTGGTGCCGAGCCAGATGTCTCCAGCAACAGACGAGGAGGGTGCAGAAGAATGGCCGATGTTCAGAGGGGGGATGAAAAAACCTGGCTGAATGGTGACCTTACCCACAAAAGTAGCACCACTAACGCTGGCAAGGCCCTCAATTGGGTGGAACTTGAACTTACCCGTTGAATCGGTGCCTACCAACTTGTTGCTGAGATTCAGGGTGTTGACCGAAGTCGTGATGTCATTCCACAGGTTCCTCGTATTGACGAGCCTGTCGGTCGCATCAATCGTGAATGTCTGACCATGCATCGGGAACGACTTTCCGAAAAGTTCGTATTGGCTGACATAGTAAGCCGTAGTAAGGTTTCCGCCGAAAGTCCACCCAGAGTAATTCGAGTTCAAGGCAGCAAACGCATCCTGCATATTACCAGAACCAGCCATTGTGTTGACATCGAAGATGACCGTCTTGTTCACATGGTCATAAGTCACATTGGAAGAACCAGCCTGTGTGACAAAGGACACCGTGTATCCCGCATAACTGGAAACAAGGACATCAGTCGGAGAGGTAATCGTAAGGTTATAGTAGGTAAAACCAGTCTGAGCGTCAATTACTCCGACAAGCGTATCCGTGTAACTAGCGACAGTAGGGTCCGTGTAGTTAAGGGAATAAGCAAGATTGCCAAGACCAGGCTTCGCATTGACGAACGACTCCGTCGCATAGCCAGACAGACTGGGCTGGGCGGACTGTTCAGTCCATGCATACGGATGCGTGATGGGACCGTAACCAGCCGCACCGATAGGTGCGTTGAACCTAAAAATACGATTGTCTGCGAGCACGATGTCGCCAACGGAGTAAACCTTGAAGTTGTCGTACTGCTGGAGTTTGGTGCTATCAAGAGCGTCCTGCAGACCGTTGATGTCAGAAACCGAATGCGTGTGGCTAAGGTTGGCCTTGCCAGAGATAGCGGCAGTCAGGCTTCCAGCAAGGTCGGCGTCATTACCAATGGCGTCTGCGATTTCCTTAAGCGTATCAAGGGCGGCAGGTGCACCATCAACGAGGTTTTCTACCGCAATGGTCGCCTGTTGCAGGGCGATGGACAAAACCTCTGGGCTGCTAAGGCCACGGGTTTCCTGATTGGTGCCGTCGGGAAACTGCAGACCGTTGGAACTAATCATCATCGGCTTGATGCCGTAGGTGTTAGCCTTATCCCAAAGCGTAATGTGCGGTCCAGTCAGGGGGTTGAGAATCGGGAGGGGGTTTTGCCCGCCCCAACTCGTGCTCTGTCCAGACCAGATGACAATCTTGCCTTTGAGCGTCCATTCAGCACCCGTGTCTGATGTCCCAACGGGGTACACGCCAGGGGTGTTGAATTCACTAAGTTCGATAGAACCTTGAGAAACAATGGTTTCACGCCTGTTAGTAAACGAAAAAACAGGGTTTCCTTCGGGAACAGGATATTTACCAAAAAGACTTACACCACCTTTGCTGATGTCATTGGTGATGGTGTTGCTGTAAAACGCAGGGTACTGCGTTGCTGGGGTGATGCTTGTCCAGTTGATGATAGAGTTTTCATTCATCTGGTCACCGCCTAGGCTCAGGAAGTTGTCTGCGACATACTGCTTTACGGCGTTGTCTGCGGCGGTGACGAAAGCGGTGTTGGCGATTTGCTGACTGTCAGACAGGGCGGCAGGGGTCGGCGTAGTCGGGACGCCAGTAAAATCTGGAGAAACCAGTTTGGCGTAGCCCACGATTACCGCATTGGCTGGGATATTGACGACGCCAGTAAAGGTCGGAGAGGCGATGTTGGCCTTCAGGTTAATCTTCTGGTCAATCTGTGCAAAGGTGGGATTAAACAAAATCACCAGTCGGTCGTAGAACTGGGGGATTGCCGTGCTTTGGTCGAGGGCGGAGTCACGGATGTAACCGTCATCACGCTGAATCTCGGACAGGCGAGAAATGACGCTATCGAGCGTACGCTTAACACCGTCGAGTTCGCCTTCAATCTGGACGCCAGGTTGCTGAGTGGTCGGATTAACGATGCTGAAGGACTCAAAGTCGAAAATGCGATTATAGGGAAATGGAGGCTGCGACATGCGTGGACTTTTTAGAAATGGCAAAAAAATGCAAGATTAACAAAATGTCGGCTCGGATTTGATTTCCAAAAAATTTTAGCGGTTGGCCTGGTATCCATGCACGCACGACCTTTTCGGGGGGGTGGTCGGGGGTCTGTCTGGGGTCGAGCCCACGCCTACACCCCCAGCCTACGCCCTCCTTAGGCGTAGGCGACCCAATGAATTCAATGGCTTTCAGCCATTGGCCCCATCTTTCGGTTCTTGTCTGTCTAAGACAGACAAGGGGTCCGAGGTTTCAATCTCCAAAATCGGGGTGTTTTGGCCTTTAATCAGGGCCTCCAATTCGGCCTCAGACAGGTCGGTCAATGGCCTCGTCCACGCACTCACCCCCAGCCGCATGGCCGTGCCTGTCACTCCCATTCCAGAATGCTCTAATACCCACTTAGATGCATTTAAACGCACATGGGCGGGCGTTGTTGAATCCAACAGGAGCCCACGGATACAGCCCCACGCTATGCTCGCACCCTCTGTCTTTAGATTCTTGTCTATTTGAATCTGAATTGCCTCTCTGACATGACTGAGTGTCATCTGTCTGTATCCATAAGATTCTGTCTTTCCGACTGACTTTGATGCAAGACAGGCGTCCCCACCGTTCCTAACGAATTCTTTGACAAAGTCTGTCTGAATAGCGTTCAGGTCATCATGATGTGACGCTGAAAAAAATCGGCCTGTCTTGGCATCGTTTCCGACCCCGTTTTGATTGGGTTTTCTGTCTTGGCTGTCTGATTTTTTTGAGGAAATTTCCATAAATCGAAAAATGCGTTTCGACCAACAAAATTGGGGTCCAAATCGACTTCTGTCAATCGATGTCTGAAAAATAAATTCGACAAATCGTCGGCATTTGACCATAACTCCAATCGCCATGCCAAAAACCGCATCCCAAAACAGCCCGCTGACCCCTCTGGTCATCGGCCTCACCCAAAACCCGACCCCTGTCTGTCGCTGTCAAACGCCACAGGTCAGCCACCAGCCCACCCCCAGCCACCAGCCCGCTGGAAATCAGACGGCGGAACCGACTCCTTCCCCTATGGGGAATGTGAACGGTTCGCCCAGCAACGGTTCGCCGTCTGAACCTTCCCACGAGCCCACCCCCAGCCAGACGCCCACCCCGCCCACGGAGCCTTCGGCTCAGACGGCCCCCAATTCCACCCCCCAAAATCCCATGCCTAATCCCACCCAAAATCCCATGCCCAACATCCCACCCACCCAGCCCCAGCAGCCCGCCCCGCCCAACCTCAAGGCTTTAGCCTTGGAGGCCCTAATCGGCCCTCGGGGAACCATCAAGCCGTCCTCTGGACGGAATGGTAACAAGAACCTCATCAAGAAGTGGCTCACCGAGAAAGGCGTAGCCTTTTCGGTGTCTGGTTGGGCCACGGTGAAGGAACTCGGTGCTGTCTACAATGATGTCACCGACATCATTCTGAATCAGATGCTTCAGAAGTCTGGCCAGCAGACTCCGTCTGCTGCTCAGAATCAGCAGACTCAGCAGACTCCGTCTGCCCCGACCGCCCAGCCCACGACCCCTCAGACAACTCCGTTGTCTGTTCCGACTCCCAAGAAGACCCCGAAAGCACCGAAGGTGATGAAACATGCTCTCCACGACGAAGTCGTGGAAGCCATGTCTGTCGGTCTGAATGCTTTCGTCTTCGGTCCTGCTGGAAGTGGTAAAACCACTCTGGCTAGTTCGGTCGCTGAGTCCTTGGGACTCAGGTTGTTCATGTCTGGTGCTGTCCGAAAGGACTTCAAACTGTTCGGTTTCATCGATGCCCATGGCAACTATCGGTCTACGACCTTCCGAGATGCCTTTGAAAACGGCGGTCTGTTCCTGTTCGATGAAATCGATGCCTCAGACAGCGGTGTCCTTCTCCAACTCAATGCGGCCTTGGCAAACGGAGTTTGCGACTTCCCCGATGTCACTATCAAGGCTCACCCTGATTTCAGGGTGATGGCTTCAGCCAACACCAACGGTGACGGTGCTACGGCGGCCTATTCGGCCCGACAGTTGCTGGACGGTGCCACTAAGGACCGTTTCACGGTCCATACCTGCGACTACGACAACAATCTGGTGAAACAGATTGTCACGAAGATGTGCGGTGGAAATCCTACGGATTTGGCTGTCTGTCTGGATTGGAATGAGGATGTCTGTCTGATTCGCAAGTTGGCTAAAGCCAACAGCATCAACATGATTCTCAGCCCCCGAGCGACCTTCATGGGAGTGAAACTCCTGACGAACCCCAATCGCACCGTCTTCAAGACTAAGGAGGACCTCATGGAGGTCCTTGTCTGGAACAAACTGTCTGACGAAAACACCCGAAAGCGTCTCAAGGGCCTCTTTGAGGCCGAGAAGGCCAAGGCCATCGTCACCCCTGCTGTCACCGCCTAACCCAACTGTCCTTCGGACAGCCCCTCACCCCGAGGGGTTGTCTGAAAGACAACAAACCCAAAATACCAACATGTCTAACGACAAACTCAAGGACCTCATGGTCCTTCCCAAGGAACGACAGACTGTCAGTCTGTCTGAAGGTGTCCGTCTGACCTCTCAGTTCGACAGCGGTTCGACTTCGTCGAATTTCGTCATGCTGGAAGCAGACAGCATCGAAAAATACCTGAACTTCCAGACCGTCTTCGACGGTATGGCAACAGGTCACAGTCGCCACTCCCGAACCAACAGCCCTTCCAAGTCTTGGGACTTGAATACGGGTTGGGAAGGCCACCAGAAGATTCTGGTGGAAGGTTGGAAGGCTGGCGTTGACGGTCTAAAGACCGCCCAAGCGACCTTCCCTTCGACCGCTTCCTTCGGAAGAATCCCAGACAGCGACATTGCTGGAGGTTCGCTTTGCGTAGCAACTTTCTGCTCTGGTGCTCCTGACCACTACGATGTGGACCCCGAGGAAGACAGCATTGGCGGAGCCAAGGTCATCAAGTTGGTGGTTCCTGTCGGTGCTACTGCTGGATACTCTGCAGAGTATCTGTTCAATCGAGGTGCTGGAATCGTGGCCGCAATTCAAGCCATTGAACGGTCTGGAAAGCAATGTGAGGTCTGGGCCGAATCGGCCGCAACTTCCCACGGTGAACCAATCTGTCAGCGTGTCTTAATCAAGTGGGCTGGTGCACCTCTTGACCTGAATACCATGGCTGTCTGGTTGGCTCATCCTGCGACCTTCCGACGCCTGTTCTTCTCGGGACGAGAATGTCTGTGGAATTTCAAGACCCCTTCGGGGTCTGTCCGAGACATCCTTGATGGTGACTACGGTTCGACCTGTCGGGGTCCTACGGACAAGTTGTCTGAAGGCACCATCTACTTGCCTCTGGCAAGAGACGGTTACTACGGCACCCCCAAGGGAGCACTTCAGACTCTGTCTGAAATCTTCAAGACGAACGGCTTCGCCTTGGACTTCGGTGACCTGAGCAACATGTAAGGACGAAACAGACACCCTTCGGGGTGTCTGTCTTGCGGTGAAACCGCAACTGATGAGTCCATCAGACAACTTTCCCACCATGAAAAAACACCCCCAAATCCCGAACGGTCTGGTTCAGAAGAAAGTCATGCTCACCGATGCCAACGGCATCCCTGATGGAAGGCATGTCTTCGTGATGGCCAAGCCCGAACCCGCCCAGACACAGCACCAAGTGGTGCTGTCTGAAATCGAAACGCTGGAACTGAACAGGAAGGCCCTGATGTCCCTGAGCACAAAGGGCTTGAGCCCTTTGCAGGTCGGTCGTCTGGCTGAACTCGTGGCCCAGACGGAAAAGAAAATTGCAGACCTGACCATGTCTGTCGGCCCAGACCACGGGCCTCATGCAGACAATGGCGTTGGCTACGAACGGTATGTCTGCGAGACGAATCCGAATGGATTCTGTCTGTCTGTCCAGAATCACATCGCCTCGCTCATTCACGAAATCACGCACTACCCGAACCGTGTCAAAGGCATCGGACAGATGCCCAGACACAGCATCAGCGGAACCCCGCTTGGACAGACAGACCCGAATGACCTGTCTGCTGTCATCAAGGCCGCCGACTGTCTGGACAAAGACATGTGGAAGCACTTCGTCATCGTCCCAATCGTGGGCGAGCACAATGACCTGACCAAACTCAGACACGAACTCTGGTGTCTTGTGGGAATGTGTCCGCCCACCGCCATCTACGAGCGTGGCAATCGCAAGGGCGTCTGAGCCCACCCACCCAACCCCACCCACCTGCCCATACATAACCTAGGCACAATACGCATGAGAAAGAAAGGTGCTTGACAATCGACAAATTGTAGGCATCTTTCCAATCGAGCATCACCTCCCAACCCACAAAAAAACCAATGAAATCCGCACCGCAATACGGCATCGTCATCCAGAATCTCATCGCTCTGGACGAACTGCACAACGAGGTCACGAATCGCCTGTCCCACATCGAGGCCAGCGTGGAAACCTACCTCGAAAATCCCAAGCACATCAAGAAGCCCGACACGCTGGGCAAGTGGAGCAAGCGTAATGCTGGCCCCCTTGCAGACATCGAACGAGCCCTTGACGACATCGGACAGGCCGAAGGCCATCTGACCACGCTGTCTGAAAACCTCGACCGCTGGCTTGAGACGAAGTCTCCTGTGGACGGCGTGCCTAGCGAAGACATCAAGTTCGTGGACTATGTCCATGTCATGGCTCGTCTGGAGGAAGCCCGTCTGAATCTCCAGAATGCCGAATGGCTCGTCAGCCAGCCCGAATTCGTGACCTTCTTCACCCACATCGAAGACAGCATCTAACCCCCTTGCCTTGTCTGTCTGAGGTTCATGTTCCCGACCATACCTCATTGAACAGGCGAACCCAGACAGACAAGGCATCCACTCTCACCCACCCAGACACCCCCACATATATGCCCACCATCAAGCCCACCATCCACAACCCAGACGGCAATATTTTTGCCATCATCGGCATGGCCCAAGCGGCCCTCCGAAATCGTCCGACCTCGCTCGACCTGTTCAAGGCGAAGGTCAAGACAGCGATGTCTGACGGAACCGACTATGACGGCATGCTCGTCATCATCCAAGAGTTCGTGAACATCGAAATCGACTAACTTTTCACCCACCCAGACAAACCCAAAAAATACCAACATGCCCAAAGCCCAAAAGCCCAAGTCCACCCCCGCCTTCCTCGTGGAGGTCGTGACCACCACGGTCGGGAAGAATCTCAAGGTCACCCCTGTGACCGTGGGAGACTTCACCGACATCCACAAGCACCTCGGCATCGAAGGCGGGACCTTCACCTTGGTCCGTCTGAACACCTACGGAGATGTCATGTATGTCGATGACGAAGGTGCTCTCATCAAGGAGAACACCCTGATGTATCTGAACGGCAACTATCCCATCTACGGCAAGGGCCTTGTCTTGGGCTCGACCGCAGACGGCTCAGACAAAGCCCCCCACATGAACATGCAGGAGGTCGCAGACATGTGCCACCACTTCACCTTCACTTCCAACTAATCACCCACCCAGACACAACCAACCAGACACAACCATGAGCGAACCCATCCAGACCAACCACACCCAGCCCGACCTGTTCGCCAGACAGGCCGAGGCTGTCCACGAGTTCAAGGCGAAAGCCTTGTCTGTCATGCGAGACGATGTCGCAGACAGGAAGCACCTCATCGATTCCTGCGTCAACTACATGCTCGCCATGCAGAGGGACATGAACCGAGTCCACGACAATCTCGCCATCGTCAGACAGCAACTCGAAAGCCGAGACTACGAGCGAGTGCTCAAGAACATGGAAGACGCTGGCTGGGTCATGTCTGTCATGAGGGGTCGAATGAACCGTCTGTCTAAGGACTTGGTTCAACCCCTCTACAGCGAACGCCTCGCAGACAAGGTCGCCTCGCTCACCGAAGACAGGCCCATCCGAACCGTCACCCCAGACACCTCTGCCAAGAAATAATCTTCACCCCCAACCCAGACACACACCATGAGCCAACAGACAGACATGAACGGCATTCCCCTCCCTCCGCCCCCTACCCCCTCGCAAGAGTGGGTAGACAAGAAGGCCACCGACTTCCTCGCTTGGGGTCGTGGCTCTTGGGGCCAAGGCCCCTACGACCAAGCCCGTTATGACAACGGGACGATGCTCCGCATCTGGACCGCCATCGCAGACAAGGCCAAGGCCCACGCCGAGTTCCTGTCTGACAAGACGCCCAACGAAACCAACTAACCTTCACCCCAAAAATAAAATACGAACATGACCAAGTCCCCCGAAGCCATCACGAGCGAAATCATCGCCATCCACGAGAAGGTCGAAACGCTCAAGCGTAAGGCCCAGATTCTCGCCATGTCCAGCAACCCCGCAGACAAGACCACCTACTTGGCCCTCAAGGCCGAGTGGGGTGTCTTGGAGAACAAGGTCGTGGACCTCGTCATCGAGCGTCGCCACGCCTTCCGTCTGGAGGCCATTCAGGAGAAGGCAGACATCAAGCACGACCTCGATGAGGAGATGGAGCCCATGACCCATGACGAGGAGATGGACCTCCATGACAGCATCGAGTCTGCGAATCCGTCTGGCCGTGATTTGCCAGACAGGAACGAAGACGGCGAATACCTCAACGGCGGAGGCTACATGCCGTAAGACAGACAACTCTCACCCACCCAGAAAAACATACCTATGCCCACCCCCGAAAAAGAAATGTTCCTCATCGGAACCATTATGTCTGTCTGCATGGCGGACTTCAAAACCAAGAACGAGGTCCCCAAGTTGGAAGACAGGCTTCCGCTGGGCGACCTCGCCATCACCGCTAGGGCCCATGAAGCCCTTGGCGACAAGGTCTGTCTGCATCTGGGCTTCGCTCAGAATGCGACCGTCTGGGGGAACACCCTCGGAGACGAAGACAGACAGACGAACGACATGGCCATGAAGAATGGCGGTCGCATCCTGTCTGCTTGGACCCTTGACGGAGAAGGTTACTATGTCATCACGGAGCACGACCGTTCCGTCACGACCATCATGCGAAAGGAAGACTACTAAAAACAAAATCGGGCAACATGCTTGACAGCCTAATAATTGTAGGCATGTTGCTCGATACCACTTTCCCCCCAATGAGCAAAAACCCAGCACAGCGGCCCACGGCCCTCACCAAAGCGTTCCGTCATCTCCTGCACGACTACATGGTCGAGCGTGATGAAGGCAGGACGCCCTACACCTCCAAGGCGAGCGATGCCTACAAGGAGGCCCACCGTAAGTTTCAGGAGATGGCTCTGGAGGCCGACCAAGGTGTCGCCTCCGCTGTCGTCGCCTCCGTCTGTCGAACGGTCTACGACGAAATCAAGGACAAGAAGGGAGACGGCATCGAGGCCATCCAGCGATGGGACTTCGGCATCCTCCGTTCCCTGTCTGTCTTCTACTCGTCCATGAGGATGTCTGGCGAAGACAACTTCCTGTCTGAGAAACCCCTTCCCCCCAACAACAACCAAGATACCAAATAATACGAACATGACGAACAACCAGAACCAGAACGGTGGCTTCGACCCGAACGGTCACCACATCGCCATGGAGGCTCAGGAATTCCTGAACTTCCTCGGACACATCACCCAAGCGACCGTCATTGCGGCGGTCACCGCTGGGTCCATGTCTGAGGACATCAAGAAGATTGAGGACCTCCTGCAGGACGGCAAGGTGGACGAGGCCCTGAAGGAACTTCAGTTGATGAAGCGTGGCATGGTCCTTATCAGCAAGACTGTCTGCAAGGTCGGTTCCGAACTGACCATGCACGACCAGAAAATCTGCGAGGGCTGTGAGGCCAAGGGTATGTCCGTGGAGTCGGTGACGGCCACGCACATCGAACGGTTCCAGCAAGACACGAAGGGCTTCATCGATGAGTTCTTCTCTGCGACCCCGCACACCAAGATTGTCAAACCGCCCGAAGGCAAGAAGAAGAAGGACGATGACATCGACCCCTTCAGTTCGGGCTCTCGGTTCAACTAAGAACCAGACAGGACGAAACAGACAGACGCAACAGGCATGGTGCGTTTGTCTGTATCTGGGTAATGCCCAGACTGACGAGTCCCTCGCAGAGACAACTTTCACCCCCAACCAAAAACCAAACAACCAGACAGACATGAAGCACAACAACCGAAACCGTAAAGGCAACAAGCGGGCCGTCATCCTCGTCACGCAGATAGACATGCTCCCTCTCCATGAGGACGGCATGTGGGTCGTGCGGGAAGAAGTCTACGACAATCAGACAGGCAAGGCCGAGCAGACGGTCGAGCACAAGTTCGTCCACAAGGCGGACGCCGAAAAGTTCATCGACTCGTGGGTCGGCCAACTCTAAGACAGACATGGCCATCGAATACAGAGAGCACCTGTTCACAGACAGGCTCAACACGGACGCCATCGTATCCTTCCACATGAAGGTCGTGCCCAAGCCAGACAACAACTTCGGCACAGCGACCTATATCCTGCTTGGTGATGACGGCGAAGACAGGACCTTCATCGACCACTTTGAAGACACAGTCTCCAGACCGAGCAATGTCTGGTTTGAGCCCATGACGATGGGCGTGGAGGTCAACTCCGTCCGCATCGCCAAGAACTTCCTGTCAGACAGGTTCGGCCACGGGACAGACGAATATGCCTGTGGTCCGTGCTATCTGGCAGGACAGGCGTGGGTGTCGTTCCGAGACAGACACGGTCGCCGTCTGGGGCTGTCCTTTGACGAGGTGTCCAAGGTGGTGGCAGACACGATTCGCTGGCGGTTCCCGCTGGACGAGATGGTCCTGCATTCTGCGGCCATCAGTCGCAACGCATCCCGCATCCACCCCACGCCGTGAAGCCCCCGCTTTGGGGGTATGTCCTTTGGCTGGCCATGCTTGGGGTCGGGGTCGTCTTGGCTGGCCTAGCCATCGCCGCCTGTGCCACGACCTTTCGCTTCCGTCCTTAGGTCCTGCCTTGCCCCTGTAGGCCCTTGAGCCACTCGGGCATAGCAGGACTAGGGTTGCAGGGGTAGCCGTCCCTGCCGACCCACGGAGAGGGGTCAAACTGCTGGCGGTAAGGCATGACCTGAACGGTGACTCCGTTCATCTCCTGCTTGGTCCAGATTTTCTCCACGACCAGAGACGAGACAACGCAGTCGTCTGGCAGGATGCCATGCTTGACCATGACATCGAGGACGAGTTTGGCTAGGTTGTCCGTGTCTGGTCGCTGGAGGTGTGGCTGTCCGTCTGCTCGCCCAGCCTTGGGCTTACGCCCGACCACGACCTCGTAGCCAAAGCGGAACTGCATGCGGACGGTGAGGCCGCCTGTCCCGACAAGGTCTGGCATGACCTGCTTGCCCCCGACCACAGACAGGGCTCGTTCGCACGCACGCTGCACGCAGCCGAGCCAGAATTTCGCCTTGGTGTCTGCGATAGAGATGACACGCCCCTTGGCGAGGCGAGGTCGAGGCTGAGGTCGGGGATGTCCATAGGCCACGATGGTGATGCCATGTCTGGTGTCTGTCGTCATGTCTCCAAGTTGGTGGCCAGGCCCCAGGCGACAAGATGAATCGTCATTCTGTCTGTCTGAGGACGGGGTTGGCTAATCAGTATGACAGTTGTCTGATGGCTAGACCTGCCTGTTAAGGCATGGGCGTAGCCCTTGAGGACACCATACTATCTTATAGTCCTCGTGTCCTCAAATTTTAGCGTTGATAGACAACGACTTACGAAAGTGCTTTTCCGTTTTGAGGACGCGGCTTTGAGGACACGCTAAGTCATTGCAATACAGACACTTACAAATTAGCGTCCTCAAAAAACGCTCTTGAGGACACGATTTTGAGGACGGGCGTCCTCGACCACAATCCGTCGGGTTTGCACCACAATCCGTCGGGTTGTCTGGCATGTCTGCAGACAGAACAGCCAGACACGCCTCAGACACGCTGCAAGATTCGTGTTTGACAAGACTCAAGATAAATTACTAATGTCTCACCGAGACATTAGTAATTTACCCCAATGTGAATGTGGGCCGATTACTTCTTTTCCAACTCAGCGATACGCCGATACAGTTCAGCGTTCGTCCTGTCATAGCCCTCGCACCGAATGCGTAGGTGGGCGATTTCCAGATACGCCTCCGTCAGTTTGTCGAGCGTTTCGTTCAGGCGGGATTCTTCTTCGGGTGTCATGTTGGTGTTAGTTATGGAGGTGAAAGTTGAGTCTTATTAACGCCCGTTGTTTCACGGGCGGGGCCAGACGAGGATTGAAGCCGATGGCCTTGAAGCCAGCGAACCCCATCGAGTAAGACAGATAGACATGCTGCGGGGTCGCAGCAACCCCAGATTCAGACAGACGCTTCATGTGCCAAGCCAGCAGCCAGCGGGCGATTTCCCGATGCTGTGCTTGCGTGGCCTTCTGTCTATTGATTCGTGTTTGATTATGCGAAGCCCTGAAGTCGTTGGCTGTCTGCCAAGCCGTATCCCAGACCTGCCACGCTCCGATGGCCCTGCCGCCGTCTCCTATGGCTTCGTGTTTGAAGTTGGACTCCGTGCGGGCGACCGCATCGACGAAGGGTTCGGACGGCATGGCTACCGCCAGCAGTAAGACAGCCATCATGGCAGGGGCCTCCACTTGTTCATGGCGTTCAGGCGTTCCCACAGACGATGGATGCACTCAAGGTGCTTACGCACCCGCTGCTTCTCCGTGTCCGTGAGGCCACGCTTCGTGTTTGGTTTCCCCTTGCCGCAGGTCCCCCGTTTATTTGTCTTCTTCGGTTTTTCCATCGATGTAGGCGTCGAGTTGTCTGTCGATATACTCGTAGTTGTTCTTGAGACGCTCAACCTCCAACTTCAGGCAAGCGACCTCGTGTTTGAGTTTCTTGTTCTCCGCCCCGAGGTCACGCCCGAGGTAGCCGAGTTGCAAAATGCTCTTGGCGAAGCCCTCGATGATGCCATCCCGATAGTCTTGGGGTAGGTCAGCCATGACGCTTGGGTCCCATCTGGGGTTTGGGCACGGGTGCGTTGTTCTTCTTGACCCATCGATACAGGCGATTGCGTCCGATTTTCTCACGGTCTTCGACCGCCCGAATCGACCCAATCCGCAGGGCCGACTCGTATAACGCCCGCATCCATGACCATTGAAGGTCGGGGGCCAAAGCCTCGAAAGCCTTGGACTGTCTGGTTTTTTTATTCTTGTTCATTTTGTATGTCGAAGGTGTTGTTCTGGAGGATTGCGAATTGGTCTGTCCGCATGTGTCTGATGACGCCATCTTTCTCCATGACAACCGCAAAGATGTCGTTGCTGTAGGTGCCGCCGTCACGGACATACATCAGCCAGCCATAGCCGATGTCTGTCTTGACGGGGATTGGGTTTCGGAACTCGTGTATCATTTGATTTGGTTGATGCGTTTGGTCTGGTTGTCGTAGACGAACCTGTCCCAATGCGGGACATCGAGGTAGGCCCCCGAAGACAGTTCGGCTCCGTCGCTGTCAGTAGCGTAGGTCCCTGTCGGGATGTCCAGCCACTTCTTGTCCTTGGTCCCCTTGGCCGCACAGGCCACGAGCCCTTCACGCATCATCATCTTGGAGACAAGCGTGTCGAATTCGTGTGCCCCTGTCGTCTGCAGGACCTTGGGCAACTCCGAGCGTCTGCGATACAGGCCCGACTTGGCGTTCTTGCCTTCGATGGAGTAGGGGTGACCGCACTCCGCCGCATGCTTGACGGCGAACAGGAGCCATGCTTCTCGCTCGCCCATGTTCACGGCGTTGAAGATGTCTCGCTCCGTGACATCGCACAGGAGACCAGACGGCTGTCTGAGCAGGGACATTTCCGAGTCCAGCATCTCAGGATTGTTGGCCTTGATGACAGCCATCTTCCAGAGGTGGTGACGCTTCGGCGGGATGCCCATGCCAGACATGCGGCGTTCGTAGTCAGACGCATGCCAGATGCCGATGACGGAACGGAAGGCGGCGGGCAACGCAGACGAGCCACGGACGGCGGACTTCATGTCATCCACGCTACGGATGGGTTCTTCGCCCTGCTTGCGGATGTGGTGGGTGATGATGAGGGCCGAGCCGAGTTCACCGCAAATCTGGCTGGCGACACGAATGAACTCGTTGATGATGGTGGCCGAGTTTTCCTCGCCGTGCATGACCGAGTTAAGGGTGTCGATGACGACCAGACGCAGGTCTGGCAGTTTACGGAGGTGGCCCATGAGTTCGACCCACTTCTTGGACGGTCTGGCCTCCTGTGTCTTAGGGTCCTTCTCCACCAAGGCGAAGGCTCCGCCCGTGTTGATTAACGGGAGGATGATGAGTCTGTCTGCGGCTGCGAAACGCATGCCCTCTGGGTCGATTTCGTTCAGACGGATATGCAGTTCGTCTTGGTCGTCTTCGGTGGTCACGATGACCGCCGTTCCGCCCTGCTTCACATCCTTGCCGCACCACTTCTGCTCACCGCAGACACCATGGCATGCCACCTTCAGGGCTAGGTCGAGCATCAGGAATGTCTTACCCGCACCGCCTTCGGCCACGAGCATCTGGTGTTTGCCCGCCAAGATGAGCCTGTCTACGAGGAACTTGCGGGTAGGCGGTTCGCCCGCAGACCAGCGATGTGCCGCCCACGCCAGCAGACCTTCGCCCGTGTCGTTCTGGACGAGAGGCTTGTCTGGCTCTGGGACAGGTCCGTGGGCCGTGATGTCTTTGCGGAAGATGGCGTTGAACTCCTTGATGCTCCGAGGCAGGGGCCACGGCGGGACCATATGAGTGTCTACCCATCCGATGGTCCGTTCAAGGGCCTCCTGCTCCGTCAGTTCGTTGCGTCTGACCGCCGAGATGAACATGCCAGCGACACGGCTGAACTGCGACCAGCGTGTCATGTCGCCTTCGCCACCCTCGTGGACCGTGTCTAGAAGGTTCAGAGCCCGAAATTCCCCCTGCACGCCATCGGCGGAGGGGGCCTTCGTCTTGCGTTCCACGGCTTGTCCAGCCAGCGGGACCATCTGTCTGATTGTGTCTGCGACATGCTCTGGGGCGTACGCAGCGTCGTCCATTCGTTCACGGATTTCGACCAGCGTCATCTTGCCGTTCTTGCCATGGATGGAGCCAGCCAGACGGATAGGCTGATGGGCCCGACCGTACGGATTCCCGTCCGTTCCGATTCCGAACTGCGGGTCGCCTCCGATTTTGGCCGCCAATTCGTGTCTGATTTGGACGACCTCCTGCGGACTGCCGACCCTTCGGGCGAGCGAAATATACGCATGGAGTTTGTCATGGCCCTGCTCTGTCTGACCGCCTGAGGCGACGACCATGGACGGCTCGATGCCAGACTTCCTGACATGCTCGATGCCAGACCACGGGTTTCCGCTGTCGATGTCTACGCAGATGGTGTCGAACCGTAATACATTGTTTGACTTGGCTTCGGGCTGGCTGAACACGGCGGGCACGATGAACGAGCCGATGCCGTGGGCGGACCAACGCAGGACATGCTGGTAGATGACTTGGTCGAGTTTGTCTGGGCAGTCGAGGGCTGGCTGAATCATGATGTTCTCAGCGAACACGCCCTCCTTCTCCGTGCCCTTCTCACCGATACCACGGATGCACACCCACTCCCCTTCGGAGAAAGGCGTCTTGAACAGCAGACCGAGGTGGTCGCTGACGCTCTTGAATAGGGGTGTCATCTCAGAACTCTTGGTGTCTGTTGATGAAGAAGACAGGGGTGCCGTCGCCTACCCACGAACCGACGACATTGAAGTCCATGAACTCCACGGCTTCGGCATAGTCCATGCCGTCACGGTGCATGAGGATGTGGATGCAACGCTCGTAGTGGTAGACGATGAAGGCAGGGCGGCCAGGTTGTGCCAAGGTGTGTCCGACCACGGCGTCATCGAACCCATCTGCGGCAAGCATGCCGCAGAACTGGGTCGGGAGCGTGGACTTCTTCTTCCGAGGTTTCGGTTTTTTCTTCTTCATTTTAGCCATGATGGGATGTTGTTTTCGGTTTCGTTTTGGGTGATGGAAATCTTGTTGTGGCAACGCTTCTTGTAGTCGCACCACATGCATCCGAAATTGGACGGGTCTTGGGATGCCTTGCTGAGTTCTTCGGGCGACTGCGTGGCCACGATGCGTACGGCCTTGTCGCTCAGTTTCTGGGCGGCGTGTTGGTCGAACACGATGACCTCCGCATACACATCGCCGCTATCACGGTTGATGCAAGTGAAAAGACACCACGACAGGTCGAGGTAGGCCATGTAAATCTGAGCCTGTGCCCAGTAGACAGGTTTGGATTCCCTGATGCCCTTCTTGAGGACATCGTCGAACGACTTCTTGCCAAGGGCTTTGCTTTCCCAGAGTGCGGGCCACTTGTGCCCCATGTCTGGTCCGTCCGTGATGACGCCGTCGATGTGGCCCTTGAGGCGACCTTCGGCTGCGGAGAATCCGAACTGCTTGCCGTCTTCCTTGTGCGTCTTCACCTTGAAGCCAGACAACTGCATGTATTCGGCCATGCGTTCTTCGCCGTCGTGGCCCATGTCGAAGATGCGGATGGTCTTGCCTTTGAACTCAGCACCCTCGTCCTTCGGGGTCTGGTGATACTCATAGCCGAGGGCTCGCTCGCAATGACCGCCCCAGCGGGACGCACCAAGGTACTTGCGTGGGGCTTGCGAACTGTTGCGAGCCATGCATGCCTTGTCCATGATTTCGGAGAACTTGTCGGAGAAGGTTTTTTCCTTCTCGACCTTGGGGGAAAATAGAGGGTCCATTATTTTTTAGAAATGATTCGCTTGTATTCATAATACGCTTCGCACAGGTGCAACAGCGTTTTCGGGTCCACGCAGATGGTCTGCGAACCGCCTTCTTCCATGTGTGCGGCGAGTGTGGCCGACAATTCAGCGACATGCCTGATGTATTCTTCTTCTGTGATATGGTTCTTCGGGACCTTATCTTCGTTGATGTTTTTCGGTTTCATGGGAGGATAAATTATAGGTTGTGAATGGCTTTGGCAATGCGTTCCTCGTTGAATTTCCAAGTCAACCGACAGGTCGCAGAGTAGCGGTTGACAGAGGAGATGAACCCGAGGCCGAGCATCTGCTTCTGTCTGTCTGTGGCGGGGAGCCGTAGCCAAGACTTGGATTTACGGGCGAAGTCACGGTCACCATGCTCACGCATGTAGTCATCGGCGGAGGCTATGCACGGAACCCGTGCATCCGAGCGATTCAGGACACGGACCTTGCCTTTGGCGACGGAGCCCAATGCGACGAATCCGTCGTTTACGGCGACGACGACAGCCCACGCAGACAGGGCGGAGCAGACAGACGCCGCACCATCCCAGAGCGTCTCCCATCGGAATGGGCTGGCCTCGATGATTTCGACTTCGGTCATGGCGAACCTGTCCAAGGCTTCCCGTTCTTCGCCTTCGGGCTTGCCGACCTTGATGTAAGCGTAGCCGCAGACAGGACATTCGGTCAGCCACGCAGGGTGCAGCGTCTTGCAGTTCGGACACTCGATGGGGGCGGCCTCCCGCTTCTCCTTCTCGATAATCTCCGTGCTGGCATCGATGTCGCCGTGCGTCAGGATGCTGTGGCCGAAGTCCATTATCAGACAGTCAGATTTGACCACATGCGGGTATCGCTCGGGGTCAAGTTTGCGTAGCCCACGCCCAATCATCTGAATCATGGTGCTCTTGTGGCTACACGGCCTGAGCAGGATGACGCAAGACACGGGCTGGCAGTCCCAACCCTCTGTCAGGACGGCCACATTGACCAAGACCTTGAACTTCATCTGGTCGAAGGAGTGCAGGGTGGCCCGTCTGTCGTTGTCTGCCATAGCCCCGTGGACGACACGGGCGTCGATGCCGTTGGCCGTGAACTCCGTCGTGATGTCTTCGGCGTGTTTGACCGTGCTGCAGAAGATGACTGTCTGTCTGTCTGACGACTTCTCTTTCCATTCCCTGCAGACAGCCTGGTTGACCACCTGCTTGTTCATGATGGCCTCGACCTCAGACATGTCGAAATCGTTGGCCGTCTTGCGGACCTTGGACAGGGAGTCGCCTAGCCCAAGGTTGATTACGAAGGTGCGGGGCCTGACGAGATGGCCTGAGATGATGAGTTCCGACAGCGAAATGGAGTCGCAGACATTGCTGAAGACAGATTGCAGCCCTTGGCTGTCACCACGCTGCGGCGTAGCCGTGACCCCGAAGATGCGAATCTTGGGGTTCAGTTCCTTGGCCCGCTTGATGATTTTCTGGTAGGAGTCGGCGGCCACATGGTGGGCTTCGTCGATTACCAGCATGTCGAACGCTGGCATCTGGGCGAGGGTGTTGTCTCGGCAGAGTGTCTGGACCATGGCGAAGGTGCTGGGTCCGAACACCTTTTTATCAGCGTTACAAATGACGGCCTTTCGGCCAGTTATGTTAACGAAGGTCGCCAAGTTCTGGTTGACGAGTTCGTCTCGGTGCTGGATGACCAGCACGGAGCCGTCATGGTCGGCACAGACAGCAGACAGCATGACAGTCTTGCCAGCCCCAGTCGGGGCGATGGCAATCGTGTTGCGATGTTCCTTGAGGGCTTTGCTTACCCGTTCGACCAACTCTTGTTGGCGAGGTCTAAGAATCATCTAAAAAGGGGGTGCCTTGAAGCAGAGGCTTCCCAAAAAAAGCATACTTCATTAGGCTGTTTGTGAGTTCATAGAGGAAACCGAAAAGAACCCCTATGGTTCACCAGCCGAGGACTATTGGTTAAGGTATTAATGCTTAGTCTTTGGGAAACCAAGCACATTCTTTCGTTTAGAAGGGGCCGTTCGGCTTCGGGGTAGACAGGAAGGAGGGCTTGCCAGACAGCGAACTGCCGACCGAGCCACCGCCACCCATCACCTTCTTGAAGTTCTCCGAGGTGCCGCTTTCAGGGTTCGGGCTGAGGAAGTCGGTCACGCTGTTCTTGTCAGAGAAGCCGCCCGTGCCCGCCTTGACGCCGACCTTGATGGCGACCGTCTGACCGCTGAGGGCGGCGATGAGGGCCTCAAGGTTGGCGAACTTGCCATAGGAAGCCTCGTCACCGACCGTGACCAGACCCGCCGCCTCAAGCATGCGGACGAGGAACTTCTTCCCCATGTCCTTAGCCACGGCGGAGTTGCCCTCGAAAGTCGGGTCCATGACGATGGACCAGACCTTGCGACCGTTGGTGTCCCCGCCCATGAGCGTGAACTCGCAGTCGAGGTATCGGCTGCCCGTGTTCTGGGAGTTCTTGATACCACGGATGTTGATGACGGCCTTGCTCATCGTCTTGTCAGGGATGAGCCCGTTGTTGTTATTCTGACCGACCGAATCTTTGCTGGTGAACATGATGTTATCTTGGTTTTGGTGTTATTTGGTTTCGGCCTTTTTAGGGTTGGGCACTTCGCTGGGGAGGACGGTAACCAGCGTAGAGTCGAGTCGCTTACCTTCCCGAATCTTCTTCAGCAGAAGACCAAGGTCGGGGGCCTCAATGGTTTCAAGACGACCAGAACGGTCCTTGGCGGGGTAACCCCACTCGTTGTCTTGACGGCAGACAAAGGCACGATGGGTGCCCGTGTCTGTCTTAAAAAGTTGCAGGGTGATGACTTGGTCGAAGATGCCTGGGAGTTCACGGGCCGTGGCCGCACCTTCAATCTGAGGCGTGTAGACCTGTCTGCCGAAGTCATCCTTCTCCGCATCCAGAATGCCCACGATGATGGTGGAGCGAGTGGAGTGCTGGAGGTGGGTCAGCCATTGGATGAGTTCCTGCTTCAGGGTACCGTAGGCACCACGCTTGTCGATTTTGGCGTTCCTGTCCGTCTTGACCGCTTCCTCCTGCTTGAAGTTGACCCAGTCGAAGCACATGCGGGAAGCCACCGTAATGGAGTCCACATACAGGTTCTTGTATTTGTCGAGGACGGACGGGTCACCGAAGTTCGGGTGCTTCAGCAGACGGTTGTAGGTTTCCTGTCCATACGGACCGTTCGGGTTGGTCGGGTCGGGACCGCAGATGAACAGGGTTAGGGCACGGCAATACTCCCAAGGATGGATACCTAGGTCGGTTGCTTGCTTGCGGATTTCCACGATGTCACCCGCCCAGTCTTGGATAGCGAGGGTGCCCGCTTCAAGGTCGAGGAACAGGGTTTCCTGCGGAGGTAGTGTGCGGGCTTGCGTAGTCTTGCCGACTCCGCTGGGACCGAACATTACGATGTTTACTTTGGGGACGACCTTGAGACGGTCGTCTGCTTTGATGATGCCTTTCATGGTTTTGTTTTTGGGGAGATTGTTCAGTCTTTGGTGGACTGAAACGAGATTTTGGGAGTCTCGTATTTGACGGTGCGGGCGTCCGTCAACTTGTCAAGCAGGTCTTTTTCGGTGACGCTCTGATACACACGCTCAGGCACCGTGATGGTCACCTTGAGCAGACGCTGGACGGTATCAGACGGAAGCGTAGCGGCGATGGCCTTGAGTTTCTCGGTATCCCAAGTGACCTTGTGGCCGACCTCGCAGACGATTTTTACGCCGTCCTTCTCGATGGTGTGCTCGCCATGCTCCTTGCCACGGGCGAAGATTTCAGACAGGGCCTCGTCCTTGTATCGGTTGAGGAGTTCCGCCTTGATTTCGTCAATCTGCTTCTTAGCGGAAGCAGCCTGTTCCACGAGTTCATCGTGGATTTCACGGAGTCGGACGACGCTGATGGTGTCCAAGGTTTTTTCGATTTTCTTTTTGAGTTTCATTTTATTTGGTTTGGGTGAAAGCGTATTCAAGGACATCAATCGGCTGGCCCTCGGTCTTGGCAAGAGCAATAAGTTGGAGCAGACGCCAAGAGGGAATCTGTTTTCGTTCACGCCACTTCTCGACGGTCTTCTGATTCACATCGACCTCGTGGTTAAGCAGACGCTTGCGTAGTTCATTGATTCCGCCGAACCGCTGGATAAGGCGGACGACATCAAGTTTGTGGATGGCTTTAATAGTCATGGGACTTATTAAAGTGGGAAAAGCCTACCTTGTGTCAACTGCGATTTGTAGGTTGACAATGTGAATGTCTGCCACAGGTTGTAGGTCATGGCACCAAAACTAAAACACGAAGTTGACCCCTGTGTGGGCACCGTCCTCTCGACATATCTGCGTGAACATGTCGATACCAGCGTTGTCGCATACCAGCGTCAATACAACTGCGACAAGCCCCTCCGTAACTTCTTTGGCTCGATGAAGCCTAGGGATGTGACGATGACGAACACGCTCGCATACTATAACAAGCGTAGGGCGGGCCTTATCGCCCATGTGCCCACGAAGGTAGGGGATGCGACAATCCGTCGGGAGATTGGCATGCTCAGGGCGGCCATCAACTATGGCATCAAGTGTGGTAGCCTACCCCCCGACAGCCTTCGCCACATGTTCCTACCCCCTCCCCCTGCCCCTAAGTCCCTATTCCTCACCAAGGAGCAGTTGGAGATGGTCCTAGGGGAGGCTAGGGCCATGGGAGGGCATATCTGCACCTTCGTCATGATTGCGGCCTACACGGCCTCCAGAAGGGGTGCTATTCAGAACCTAGAGTGGAGTCGGGTGAACATGGCCACTCGGTCTATCAACTTCGATGACGGCTCAAGAAAGACCAAGAAGCGGAGGGTCACGGTCCCCATGTGCGATGCCCTATTCTCCTTCATGGTCATGCACCGTGCCCTCAACCCAGACGACACCGATGTCATCCGTGGCCGTCCAGACATGGGCCGCAGGTTTAAGACACTTTGCGAGCGTCTGTCTGTCAGACACCCTGAGCACAAGGATGTCTGGCGTGCCATGAGTGCCCACACCCTTAGACACACTTGGGCTTCCCTTGCTGCCCAGTCTGGCGTGTCGATGTTTGATATCGCTGGGGTCTTGGGAGACTCGGTCCAAACCGTCATCTCTGTCTACGCCCACCAGTCCCCCAGCCACCTCAGGGCAGCCGTGTCATTCCTTTGACGCTTTGTCCATGCGTTCTCTGGCGATACGCACAGCGAACTCGATAATCTCCGTAGCGGACGCACCGCTGATAGCCACGCATGCCATGCGTAGGCCGTCAGCCATGTCCATGCTTTGAAGGACTTTGCCAACGAAGAAACCTGTGATGCCAGCGGCAAGCACATGGCGTAAAGCCTTCCACCAAGACACCTTCTTGGCAGACAGCATGATGCGGGCGGCCATGCCAGAGGCGGCGACGAGGAATGCGGTTCCCCCGCCATTCTTGAGTTGCTCAAAGAGTGATTCGTTTGGTTCTGGGACGGGGCTCATCGAGGGCGGTATCCTAGTTTCCATAGCAATGAGGATATAGCGGACCCACCCACGAGGATGGTGTCTTCCTCAAGGAATGGGTAGGTGTAGTGCAGGACTTCGTGGATGATGGTATCCATCATCTCATCTGCGTCCTGCCGTGGGTCAATGGTGATGGAACCTGTCTGCTTATTGCAGGTTCCGAACGGAGTGCCCTCTGGCTTGCCGTCTGGCTTCATCTTGCCAAGTTTCTTAAACTTGACCGTGATGGTGTCCTTATTCGGCTTTCTTCGCTTTTTCATGCTTTAGTTGCCAGACCGTGGCGATGATGATGACGAGGATAGACGCAGACAGACATTCGATAAACCACTTGGAATCAAGCAGCATAGGCACGCCAGCAAGGGTAAGACCGAATGCCGCCGAAATGGCCGCACGGGCATATTGCCCAGCAAGCGTCATGATAAGGGCGACTCCAAAGCAAAAAAGGGCCGCTGCCGTGAATAGGTTGGTGACGCTGTCTTTCTTGGCCTGTTCGATGTCTATCTTAAGTTTTGCGATGACGGCTGCGTTTTCTTTCTTTTCCGCTTCTAGTTTGACCCACATCTTTTCTAGGTCTGCGTTCAGTTTCTTGCCGTATTCGATTTCCTTGGCATATTGAGAGGGGTCGGCTTTGGACGCCCGCTGTCTGGCGAAAGCGACATCAGCCTCAGACGGCGGGGGCAGGTATGCGGATGCGACCTTCAACTCGGAGTTGACCACGGCTGGCTTCCCAGCGGTATTTGCCTCCGATGCTACGACGACTGCCGCAGCCACCCGTCCGTCAACCTTGTCTTGCTTCGCCCCCACGACTTCCAGGGAGTTCCCAGGCGACGGGGTTACTGTCTGAGGCGTTGAGCATGCAGACAGACACAGACAGGCTGCAAGCATACGCCACATAGGTCACTTGCCCTTGAGGGCCTTGAGGATTTCGCTGACCTTGGTGACCTTGGCCGACTGGGCATTCTTGAAGCCAGCGTAAAAGCCACCAATGAAGAAAAGGACAGCCGTCGAGATGAGGATAATCATGACCTTATCCTTCCATTAATTGGTTTTCGGTCAAGCCTTTCAGCCACCTGCCGACACTAAGTATCTGTCTGTAGTTGGCTGAAGATTTGATTTTATTGGCGAGAGCCGAAATTACGATGATGTTGCCCTTGATGTACCCAATCTTAGGGTGAATCCTATCTAGTGTAGGCGAATTGTCTGTTGGCACCTTTCCTCCAGAATTTACCTTAAGTTCAATTCCCAAGACAGGGCAGATGGCAGGTACGACAATGTCATCCTTGCTTAAGTTGAAGTCAAAGCCATCCCGCCTAGCCCTTTGCTTGGCTAGGTGGTAAAGCGTAACATGCGGATTGTTCATCCGAAATTTACGCATACCAAGGGTGTTCCTTTTTCGCCTTTCCATTACTGTTCTTCCGTGAGGAGGTCTATGAAGTTCTTTCTGGCATCCTTTTGCTTTTGAGTCTGCTTCTTTGCCGCAACAGGCGGACCTGCAACCTTCTCTACGGCCCACTCACGGGTGGCGGGGTGGTTTGCTGCATAAGTCAGAGCAGTTCCTGCCAGACGGCCAGTCACGCCAGGAAGTTGCGAAGCAATCAAACCAGCCGCAGGGGCAACCCCAGTATCGTAACCTGAACGGGCGGCTCGACGCTCTGCCGTGTTGGTGTCTGGCGAGTTGCTGTCCTTATAGAGCCCGATTTGGTTCTTTAGGAAGGTCGAGGCATCACCAAGGGCAGGGCCAGCAACGGCGGTTGCAGGGTCCTTGTCATATTTGAACGAGCCGAACAAGTTGGCTACGAAGTCGTGCCGTCCAAGGAATGCGGAACGAGACATCATACGCATGAACTTGTTGCCAGCAGACAGAGGTTCGTCATCCGCACGGGAAGGGTCAGACAGATACTCGTCTCGGAATTCACCCTGACCGTACTGGAACGCCGCAAAAACAGGGGCAATTGCAAGAGGTGCCAGAAGCATCATCCTGTTCGACGCAGACATGTTGTTGTTGTCTGAATTGAAGACAGCAGCCCCAGTCGTCTTGAGCGTACGCTTTACGACATTTTCATTGAATGCGTAAAGGTAAGACTGAAGGCCGAAGATTAGTCCTCCAAGCGGGTGGTTTGCCATGCGAGCACGGTTACCACGGTTCGGGTCCATGATGACCTGCTCACCGAATCGGACAAGGGCGTCACGGTATGCGGAAGCATGCCTACCACGGGGGTTGGTAATGGCCTTTAAGCGTGTCTGCTGGTCCATTCCTTCAAGTTGTTTGATGAACTTTGAGAATGAAGCATGGTCCTTCGGGTCGATACCGAGTTCCGTGAGATATCTGGCAGACAATTCACGGGAGCGACCGCCCCCTTCGATATCAAGGGCAAGGCGGCGAATGAACCTTTCTCCCAACTTGATACTGGCGACACGGGTGCCTTCCGTCCATTGATGGAGGCCAGTTGTACGGAAGAATTGATTTTGTACCTTCTTGGATAGTCCGCTGGAAACGGTGTCAATCATTCGGCTATCAACGGACGAGGTGATTGCGGAGTCAGACAGAATGCTCTGGATGGCACCGATGTCTTCAGCCAGTTTGGTGTGGTAGTCTGGCTCAATACGGCGGGCCTGTCTGTAAGCCTGTTTTACGCTGTCAAACATCATGACGCCAGCGTCTGCAACCTGTCCTGTACGCATGGCACCAACGATAGGCTCACCAAGAGACGAGATGACGGCACGGCTTAGGAATCGAACGGATTGGTAGACGGCCAATGCGTCATTTGCACCACGAAGCACAGAGTTTCCAATTTTCTGGGGGGCCAACTGCCCCTTTACGGTTTCATTGACCTCACGGAGAAGACCTTGGCCCTTGGGACCAGAGTCAATGATACGCTGCTGGAGGTCACGGTAGCGTCCGAAGTCAGGTCCGAAACGCTTGGCCAGTTCGGTAGCCTTCACCGCACGCCCGATATACTGGCGGGTGGCATCAAGGACATTTCGATTATAGAATGGCTCCATGTGGCCTTCGGCAATGTCATTAAAGATACGGCCACGGGTATGCTTCGGCTCGCCATTGTGGGCGGCAGCATCAAACACGAAGTTTCCGTCATAAGAGAAGCCTTCGTCTCCACGCTGGATGGAATACCACCAGTCATTGGCGGCGTCCATGGCGTCAGCAGGGTCAAGGCCAGTCGTTTCGTAAGCCTTGGCGGCGGCGTTCACGAATTTCTGTCTGTCCTTGAGGACAATCTCATGGTTAAGCATGCGAGGAATGTAGTTAGGACCAGAGTTACCCAGTTCGATACCAGCATTTTTCTGCATGTAATACATGTCCCGATAGACGGCACGGACGGCGTCAGCGGCAGCAGCAACTTCTGCGTCTGCGTGGCGGGTTTTGGAAACTACGGCACGGCCAACTTCTTCAAGCAACTTGGCCTGTTCGGCGGAAGGCAGGTCTTCAAGCCGTGACTCAAGCGGACGCAATGCGTTGTTTAGGCCATTGTTGAGCCTGTTGTTTTCAGATTTAACCTTGGTGTGGAAGCCATTCTTGACCGCACGGGTCATGTCACCAGCACGACCTCCCATGAGAAGGTCATTAATTTCACGAATAGCGGGCACATTATTTCGTTCAGCCAACTTGTCTAGGTGGGCCTGACCGCTGTTTAGTGCAGACAGGGTGACGATGTCTGCGGCCTTGTGAGCCACATCAAGTTTACTGTCTGGCGTAAATTTTTTGATGACCTCAATGGTGTCTTGAGCACGGTTGATGGACGCACGGGTTTCCTTGCGTACGAAGTCACCGACCTTGGACGAGTTTCTGCCCTGACCCTCGATGCCAAAGGAGTTGCGGACCACGGGTGCACCGTCGGATGACTGCTCAAAACTATCCCAATCCTCCTCGGTCATGGGGCCCGTGACATCTTCCTTCGGCTTGGCTGCATCCTTATCGCCAAGCAACATCGATTCTGGGCCCTTGCTTTCAATCATCTTAGACGGGTCAACACCATAGTCCCTTGCGATATCTTCCCTGAGGCCAGCAAGTTCCGCTTCAGGGTCTGGGGAGTTGCCCAGACGCTCTTGAAATGACTCCATTGAGGTCACGGCATCAAACTCAGCCTTAGCCTTAACTTCGGCAGGGGTAGACTCCCACGCATCATCTAAATCTGCCGCTTCTTTGCGTGCGATTTCACGCATGCGTTTAATGTCATAACTATCACGAGCCGTGCGGAGTTCTTCACCTAGGTTCTGCTCAGAACGGCGGCTCTTTTCATAAAATCGGCGTCTGTCTGATTCGGTACGCTTGGCGTCATAGTTGCCTTTATCAATACCCTCCAGGCGGCGGATTTCGGCGGCTACTGCGTCATGGGTGTCTTGGACATCATACTTAGCACCGATGTTATTGTCTTCGACAGTTCTGAGGGCCTCGTCGTAGCGGGGGTGCTCAAGCGTATTCTTCATTACGGCGTCTTCAGCAACTCCTAGTTCTGCCGTAAGTTCTGCAAGCCTATCCTGTCGGTCGAAGTATTTGTCGATATTGGGCTTGTTGGCATTCTCACGCTCCTCGGCCAGAAGTTCTTCGATGTCTGCCGTAATGTCAGCGGGGGAGCGAATTTCAGCGGTGTCTTGCTTGCCAAAGCCGAAAGCATCTTCCTTGTCTGGGCTCACTTCCTCAGTCGCACGGCGTTTGGCGTCCTCAGGAGACATGCCTTCATCCATGAAACGCTCCATGCGTACTTGGGCTACATTTTCACCCTGAGACTTGAAGTCGCCCTTCTTGAATTCAGACAGGTCCTTGACGCTGACCTCCATAACGCCGTCAAAGGTGTGACGCAGGGCACTATCTCCAGGGACGATTCCCATGACATCAGCGACCGCATCCTTAAACCTACTCCATGCGTTAGAGTTGCCCATCTTGATTCCTTTGAGGGTTTCTTGGAAATCCTTCTCAGTCATGGTAGCAGTTATGAATTCCATAATGTTATGGATTCGATACTGGCCATGAGGGCCGTGAGGGGCGGTATTGATGCCCTGACCTACCACATTGGTACGCCAAGATTCTCCAGTTTCCGCATTGCGAGGGGAATTAAGCGTATCGGTCGTGATGGGTCGGTTGTCGATTTCCTTGGCCTCAAGGGTAGACAGATACTTCAGGTAAGCCTGAGCAATCTTGACGATACCCTTGTCAGACTTCGGGTCACGGACATACCCACGGATTCGGTCAAGGTACTTCTGTCCGCTTTGGCCGAAGATGTCATTCTTGAACTCGCCAGTAGTCGTGCGTCCGAAGATGGCACGGTTAATCTTGTCTGAAGTGCTGGCATGCACGAACTCGTGCATGACGACACGCATGATGTCATTCGGGTTAGACAGGTGCAACTGAGACAGGCTTACTTCTCCCTTGATGGTTTGAAGCGACTTGTCCCCCATCATTCTTGCGGCACCAGACATCGCAGACCCTTGGTAATAGGATTCACGGATGAACCTGTCCTTGTTCATTTCGACCATCTTGGCGAGGGTCTTGCCGTCCGTGTTCTTGAGCAGGAGTTCCGCCATCTTGCCCATGTTTCCACCAAGGCCATCGGGAGACTTAGAGTCTCGGACAATCTGCTTTAGGATGTCACCGACGGTAGAGCCGCCACGGGTGATGGCGTCTGCAAGACGACGCTGGGCGTCAGACAGACGCATGTAGACAGCCTCGTTTGCAACGAAGTTTTCACGCTCAGTCCTACCTTTGCTTCTGTCGCCACCACCAAACTCAGGGGCATTACCACGGCCAGACGAACCACGACTGTAGTCCCTGTTCTGGTTGAATGAGCCAATGCGGGTTTCGCCACGATATCTGCCCGCAGGAACCTCGGTGCCAAGGGCACGGGAAAGAGCCTTGGTGCTCCGTCCGCCTTCAGAGGCATCCCTCAGCGTGATTTTGCGGTCCTTAGTATTGGGGTCAAGGTCACGAAGTTGCTCAGACACGGTCTTGATTGCCTGAGTAATCAGGCCAGTAGCGACACCATTACGCTCAATCGATTTGTCGGTACTAAGCCAATCGACATGAATTTCACCATTAGGCTTAACGGTAAAGGTAGCCGAAGCATCAATCATATTGGAGCCAACTTCGCCAAGATGCAGTTCGACTCCGTCTGGGCCGCCAACGGTACTACGCTTTAGTTTCACCTCATAATCTCTGCCCGTAGAAGCCTTGAGTTTGTCAAGGGCACGCTGAAGACCGTTGGACGGAGGGATGACATTACCATCTCCATACTTCTTGATGATTCCATCCACGACCAACTCACCACCGCCCGAGCGTTCTACGGGTCGATTGAAATCAATAGGGCTCCAGGCTGGTCCAGAGGAATCACGGCCCTGACCCTCAAGACCAAGCGGGTTGGCACGAGCAGCGGCTTCACGCTGTTCGGCTTCATAGGCCGCAGCCCCCTCGTTTCGGATTACATCCTTGTCACGGCCCTCGATAGGCGGAGCCTTCTCGGGGGCTGGCTGCTTAGGCTGGGGCTTGTAGCCGCTTCCCTTGGGGGTAGTGCCAGTACCCTGAATGTCGCCGCTGGTCTGCTTGAAGTTTCCTTTGTTGGCGTCATAACGGATGTCTGCCTTTTCCATGGCTTCACGGGCTGCCAGTTCCTTTTCAAATCCAGACAGGTCACCACGGGCTTCAGCCAGACTCTTTTCTGTCTGAGGGTCAACACCGCCAGCCTTACGCTGCTCGGCAATTTCGCCTTCAAGACGGGCTACATCTTGCTTCAGGTCAGGGATTCGGCCTTCAAGTTGCTCACGGGTGGCCGTGCGGGGGTTAGGAATATTGTCTGCGTCCTTCCCGTGAAGGCGGCGATGGACGGCATCGCCTTCCTTGAGGCGGGCTTGAATAGCGTCCTTAACCTTGTCTGCATAGGGACGCCCCTGCTTGCGAAGTTCGGCTTCGGCGGCAACCAGTTCATCTAGGCTGAGTTTATCAAAGCGACCACGGGCGTGGTTGAGGGCTTCGACAGGCTTACGCTTCTGGGCAGGGGCGGTCTTCTCCTCGCCAGTTAGCGGGTCAATCCTCGTCTGCATCATCTGACGCTCCTTTGAGGCCACGATACGGCTGCCGTCAGGGCGGGCGATGCCAGCGTTGACACGAACTCGCTTGTTCTGCTCCTGCTTTGCAAACTGCCATTGGTACTCAAGGCGGTTCAGTTCACGCAGGGCGTCCTTGCCTTCCTGCGAGCGTTCACGGGTAGGGCTTCGGTAGTCACCACGGTTATGACCAGCAACGATTTCACGCTGGGCCTTGATTCGGGCCTGACCGTTATCGACGACATCCTTCAGTTGAGCGTCCGTCATCGTTTCGACAGGGTCACCGCTGATAAGATTGCGGCCTTCCTGTTGAGGACTGTAGGTGTCCTTGAATCGGTTTTGACGGTTATCCATCTCGTCCTTTATCCGCTTGGCGAACTGAGGGTTATGACCAGGGTCAGCAATGGTTTCCTCGTGCAGGTCCTTAAGGTGGCTGTAGGTCAGGCGGCTAAGTTGTCCGTTGTTACGCTCAAACATCTGCTTCGCAGACAGAATGGGCATACCACGGGCGTTGAACTGCGGCTTGGCAAGTTGTGGGCGAACTCGTCCCTGGCCAGCAGGAGAGGGGGCTCGTGTCTGAGGTGCGGCTGTCTGAGCAGCCTGAGCAGCGGCGTCAGGAAGCCACGGGCCAGTACGGACACCACGCTCACCACGCTGGCGAGGGGCGTCAGGGCCACCACGGACCGTGGGGCCAGACACATTGACCTTAGGCTGAGGAGGAACTACGGATTCAACCGCAGAAGTGTCAATCAGCGGTGCGGCGGCAGGGGCGACAGGAGCAGCCGCAGCGGTCACGGGTTCCGTGACAGGGGGCTTGGCAGGTTCAACGACGGGCTCAAGCGGAGCCGCTGGCTGGACCTTCGGCTTCTTGGGTTGCTTGACGGGCTTGGCGGGGGCAACGACATCAGCGACAGAGGGAGGTGCGGCAGCGGGCTCAGACACGGGGGCCGCAACAGGCTCAGACACGGGAGCGTTGTTGGCTGCGTCTGGGTTGGATGCGATTTCCTTGAGTTTAGCACGAATCGCAACCTGTCTGGAAATGGCTTCCTTCCTTACCGACGCTTTCTTGGATTCAAGTTCTCCGCTTTCGATGATGTCAGACAACTGCTGTTGAAGAACCTTGGAATATTCATTGAACGGACGCAGGTTCTTGATGACATCAATCGGCATTACATTGCGTTCAGGTGCGGTAGCAACCGACTCGGCGGCAGGTGCCGCAGGGGCTGCTTCTTCCTTGCCCTTCCAGTTCACTTCATAACCATCCATCTCCATCTGCTGTTCAAGCAGACTCAGACCCTTTTCGGTATACTTCCAATACTGGACTCCATTGGCCCTCTTGAACGGTTCAATCATTCCTTGAGCCTTGGCTGCTGCAAATTCGGGAGCATCTACATTTCGAGGGTCAATGACCGCCTCTCCTTCCAGAACTGCCACCCTGTCTGAATCATTAAGAAAATCAGTCCCAAGACGGACCGCATTAATGACATCATACTCACGGTCCGTGATTACAGGCTTTGCGGCCTCAGTCGGCACAAGAGACGGGCCAGTAGACGCAGCCAGTTCGGCGGCAGACTTGTCTTTGGCGGCACTCCCTGGGATGCCAGACGGAAGCGGTTCGCCAGGTTTCAGACCAAGAGCCGCACGCTGGGCGGCTTCGGCGGCAATCTTTGGGTCAAGGTTCTTATCAATTCCACGAGCACGCCCAGCCCCAGGCCCAGCCACAAGGTTATTGCGGTCATACACATAACTGTCTGGGAAGGCATCAATAAGGTGCTGATACTTCTTGTATTCTGGGTCTAGCGGGCGTTGGCCTTGACCAGGGGGAACGGGACCCTTCATCTCGGGAGGAACTTCATACTTGGGCTCGGCGGCTTTCTGCACGACTTCAGCAAGTGTCTGAGGCTCGGGAATGCTTGCTGGCTGGTTGGCTGGCTGCTGCTGGCCAGAAAGAATGGCACGAGCACGGGCGTATTCGGGCGAAACGGGGGCGGCTGCAGAGGCAGGGCGAATCTGGTCTGCGGCACCTAGTTCTGGGCTGGTGTTTACGCCAGCACTTCCCTGACCTTGAGGTTCAAAGGAGGGACGGTAATTGGGGGCTTCATTCTGCCAAGGCGTAGAAGCACCAGTTGGAGTGTTGGTGAACAGGAAGTCACCGATATTTTCACCCTTGCTGGCAAGTTGACCCACAGGAGGAAGCGTCAGGGCGTTTTGCATCGCACCAGTAACGGCGGCCTGTCCAGGCATCACGGCGTCCTTGGCCGCACCTAGCGTATGCTTGCCGATTTGACCAGCAAAGGCGGCGTTCAACAAGGAGTTCGCACCTTCGTGAAAAACTCCAGCAAGATTTGTCGTGCCACGGTTTTCATACCCAGCACCTTCCTTGTTATAGACGGGCACATTGCCTACGGCTTCGTTGTATGCGTTCTTGCCCGCATCCCAAGCACCAGTCCCCATGTCCACGGCAAACTTCCCTTGAAGTCCAGCGTTAGCGGCTGAGTTTACTCCAGCAACCACATTGGCCGCACGGGCGGCGTTACCAGCCGTAACAAGTGCAGACTGTGCAGCCGCAAGTTCGGCAGGAGTGGCGGCAGCCGCAACAGCCGCACGGGCAGCAGCAAGCCCTTCGGTAGCACCAACCGCACCACGGGTAGCCCCAGCGGCAAGTCCGCCAGTAGCCATCGTAGCAGCACCAAGGGGGCTGGTAAGAAATTCTCCAAGACCACCAGCCATTTGTCCGCCAGCCACCAAGACATTTCCCATACCTTTTGCGAGGCCCATGCCGACTCCGTCATCATTTGCACCTTTGAACGGGGTAAGCAAGGAGTGGCTTTCTGGTTCCGTTAGATACCCACGACCATCTGCGGCAGTTTGATATGCTGGCTTACCTTTATTGTGAACCCAGTCTGCGGGAGCATTGATGGCACGCTGTGCAAGGCCAAACGGATTCAGATTAGAATCCCATACGGTATCTAAGACTCCATTATTCTTGATGGTTGCGTCCTCACCTCTGTTCAGCGTGCTCTTGTTTAACCAAGGTTGATAGCCCATGCCATTTAGGTCACGGGCATCACGGCCAAGGGGAATTTTGCCTGTCTGCTGAAATTCCCTGTTTTCTTCCCGAGTCCACTTTGAACTAAACGGAAGTGTCTGGTCGGAGATAGTGTCCTCGTTCGGACCCATCAAAAGTTCAGACACATACTTTACTGGGTGCTTGAACGGGTTTCTGTCTGTCTGTGCTTGCTGCACATTGAGTGGCTGGACGGGGTTGCCAGTCTTTGGATTTTTCTTGCCCCAGTCAGCCTTTACAACTGGGTTGATTCCCATGTTATTAGTAGTCAGGTCCCAAGACATGCGAGTACCATCCTCAGACACATAGTTAATCTTAGAAGGCTCAGGAACACCATCTTCTCCGTCTACGGTTTCGATATCTTCGATGGTGTATCGAACGCCCTGTTTCTTGTCGGTCAGCGTTCCGAGTTTCTCATATCCAGCGGGGCCAGGATTACGGGCAAACTCTTGCATAATCATGGGGGCACCAGGGACTAGGCCGCCTGGGAACATGTTGTTACCACCACCCTGCTTGCCGAAATTAAGATAGTAACTCTTAATGAGTTCCTGTCGTTCTTCTGGCGTGGCTACTGGATTTGCCTGTAAGAACCTGCGAAGTCCAAGGGACTTGTCAGGTACATTGCCGCCTTCTTGCTTGGTCTGCATTTCCATTCCAAATAGAAAGACAGACTCTGTCTGATGTCCAGCCTACTTGTCTGACCTACTTTTTGATGTTGGTAATCAGACGGGCCGTAACCGCACCACCAGCCCCAAACTCGGCTATGTAGAACTTTCCACCCTTATGGTAGAACTGCCCAGCAACCATATCGGTCGGTTTTTCTGGAAGGGTCGTAGAGAATACTGGTTGGCCAGTATTATTAGAGGCAAGGAGTTGGGCAATTCCAGTCTCATCAATCGCATCTCCAGCCAGACGGACAGACAGCGGTACAACCTTAGCGTCGTCAGGCAGGTCGGAATACTTGCCACGGGCTTTCTGTGCAGGGGTGGCATCTTTCTTTTGGATATATCCGCTGCTCGTGGTGTAGTGTTTATCCTTATATTGAGGCAATAGTTGCTTATTTGCGTCAGTTTCAAAGTCAGTAATCCACCATCCCAACCCCTTGTCATAGTCACCCTTGTAGGTCCTTCCAGCAGCCAAATCCTTGTGATGGTCAATAGCCGCACTAACCGCAACACTCAGGGGGATGGTTGCGTCTCCACCCATAATCGTGTCTGCAAGACTCTTGATAGATTCAACCTCATCAGGGTTGACCATCGGAATGTTGGCATTCTGCTTCCCGTCTGGTCCAATGTGACCGATTCGCTTGGCAATCACAAACTCAAGGTCAGTCATGCCATCAGGTGCCAAGCCACGGGATGCCGCATCGTTGGCGTGGGCAAGTCTGGCAATCTGGCTGAGTCTTGATGTGTCAATCATCTGACTTCCAGGCACCTTAAGAGTCGTCGTAACAGGGGCAGCACCAGCAGCCTGAGATGTCTGAAGAACATTACCTCCAGCAGCCGAAGGCATGCTCGTTTTGACCGTATTTTGGTTGAGTGCGACCATTTCTGGCTTCCCACTAGCGTCAAACTTCGGACTACCATCAGCATTGGCAACTTGTCTGTAATGAATGCCAGTATTAGTGTCCGTAAACTCGTGTAGGCTTACTACTGGCTTCTTTACGGAGGATGGGTTGAGAGCAACCATTTCTGGCTCCCCATTGCCCTTAAACTTTGGACTGCCATCAGCATTTGCAGCCTGTCTGTAATGAATGCCAGTATTGGCGTCCGTGAACTCGTGTAGTTTGTAATCCGTCTTGGCGGGGGCCAAAGGCTTATCAAAGCCGCCAGTAGGACTGAGCATGCGTGAAACAACCTCAGTAGGCTGACCCCTGCTAAGGAGAATAGAAGCAAGGCCAACATCCTTAGCACTTGGAGGGGTAGCCTTAGGGACCAAATTTCCGCCAGCGTCGGTATCAAAAAGCATCCTTTGACCACTTCCAACCCCAGTAGCCGCATAAGCAGCACCAGCATCAACTTTGTCATTGGATAGTTCGCCCGCCTTGGCGGTAGGGGTGATGTCCGTTGCTCCGCCAAAGAGGGTACGCCACTTCTTTCTGTCTGCAAGGATGTCTGCCTCGTTTTGAGTCTTGGCCGTGTTGGCCATGATGTAGCGTCCCTTGGCTTCTCCTTCAGGGTCGGCGGCAAAAGACTGCAAGCCAGCAACAAATGGATTAAGGGTAGCCATGATTAGGATATTTTCTTAGTCTGATACCCAGATGTCGGGTACAGGGATGCATACATGTTAGGTGGTGGCTTTCTCGTTCCTAAGATGCCAAAAACAGGAGCAACATTAGCAGCAGTAGAAGCAATGGTACCTGCGGTGTTAGTAGCCGTACCAGCGACAGCAGCGGCAGCCTGAGCCTTAAGTACGGCGGCTTTTTCCGCCGCTGTCATCCAAGGCGTAGTCCCATTGGCTGCGTATCCTCCAGACAGGACAGACACGGCACCGAGGATATCACCAATAGTCTTAAGATTGTCTCCAGCCTTGCTGGCAAATTCATTTTCAACGCCAGCAACACCAGACGAACCCTGCATGAAGTTGCCGATTCGTCCCTGTTCCTGAAGCCCACGGACATTGCGAATTCCCGTGTTCATCATGGTGTCACCAAAGCCACCCATCGAAGCCATCGAGTTGGCAAGCGACTTTGTCTGAGCAGCACCTTCAGACGCACGGGCACCCGTGTCTGACTGAACAAGTTTATTTTCTGCAGACACGCCTAGGTCTTTAATCCCAGGCAATCCAGCGGGTCCGCCTTGGTTCGCAACAGCGGCATTAAGGTCAGCGACTCGCTTGCCTTTCTGCTCGTCAATTTCAGTATTTACATCAATTACACCGCTTTTATTGATGTTTGCATTGAGTGCGGCGTCGGCTTCTTCACGCAGTTTACGCTGCCGTTCCGCCTCCATGCTCTGGACACTTTCCATGGCGGAGTTGGCTTTTTGGGTAGCAGCATATTTAGCAGCCGTACTGGCTGCAAGCGTCGCCCAAGTCATCGCTGTCATTGCTTCACACATGGTTATTTGGGTACATTGGTGGAAGATTTACCAGTTTTACCAAAAAGAGCACCAACCCCAGGGGCTCCAGGGTTATAAAACTCAGCCTGACGGCCAGCCTTGATAATGTTTCCGCTATTCTCAAAAAGAGAGCCAAGTCCTTCAAAGGCTGGGCTGGGGCGGATGGTTGCGGCACGATTCATGGCCTGATTTGAAGCCAAAGTAGCGTCACCCGTGGCATTTACCTGATTGATGAGGTCCGTTCGGTTGCTTTCGACCTGAGTGCGGGCCTGATTGGCGTATTCTGCACCCTTGTCTGCGACACGCATAGTAGCCGTATCACGCTCACGGTCAACAACGCCAAGTTGGCGTGCCCGTTCGGATGATGCAAGGTTTCCGCTTCGGGCTAGGCCGTATAAGACACCACCTTGGGCGTCTTTATACTGACGCTGGACATCTGGGGTGGAGAAATCAACAAATTCTTGCTTACGATTGTTGTAAAACTGGTCATCAAAACCAGCAAACTTTTCGTTGATGGCGGCGGTACCCTGTTTGATTCGTCCTTGGCGTGCTTCTTCCTCCTGCCGTGCTCGGGCAGCCGCACCTCCATCTGAAGACGAGAAACACATGGCGTTAATCTGTCTGAGAACCCTTATGACACAAGGCAAAAAGGTGGAATGTCTCTCCGTTCTTGCCCATCAGCGGACACGCAACCTGATATTTGAAGCCAAGCATTCGTAGCCACTTGTGTGCGTTGACATGACCATCGATGGACCGACATTCTGCCCTGAAGTGTCCAAGTTTCGCAATGCCAGGAATCATGGACTTCTTAATAAACTTAGCGACCGTGTAGGCGACCTCAGACAGTCTGTCTGTAGCAAACAGATACGGTGCCCAAAAGGTAGGTGATACGGGGATTGCACCAAAAATAGCGACAGGAATTCCATCAACAGAGGCTACATACCCCATGGCATTATCCCCGACATCAAAACTGTAGATAAAGTCATCAATACTGTCTGACCAACGGCCAGACATTATTTCAATCCTGTCAAGTTCACGCATATTCCTGGCCACATATTCCAGGTCTAGGCGGGTAATCTTAGTCAGCGTCGTTGAGTTCATAGTGTACGACGATATTGGCCACACGATGATACCCAGAACCAAGACTGACAAGTTTAACCCCGATATGGGTCCCGATTCCATAAGCCTGAACACGGCCCAACTGGAGCGAGGAATCGGTGATGGTCGCCATAAGGTCACGGACCTCTGGGCGATAGGTGTCCGTGCCAGCGTAGAATTCCCAGGTTCCGTCTGAGGTGATGTCAATTCCCTGTAAGGTCTTCTGGTGGGCTGCCTTTCCGCCGTTCAGATAGGGGAGGGTGACCGTCACGGTGCAAGCATCATAGGTGTTATTGTCTGAACCTCCGTAGAGATAGACCTTGTTGTCTGAACTGCGGACATAGAGCCGTCCATCGCAGACACACATGTCTTCAATCGTGAATCCAGGCTCGTAGGTTGACCACGCTAGGATACCAGATGCGGGAAATTGAGATAGGACATACAGTTTTTCACCGATAGTAATCATGAATCGGCCATCTTTGGGCTCCACGATTGAGTGAGAGTTGAACACTTCCTCGTCAGTATGAGCACGAAGTTCTGCCACGATATCCGTGTCAATAGGGGTCCCGATATCATTGACTACCGCCTGATTAGACGAGTCACGAGCACGCAGGGAACGCATGCCGCTGTCAGACAGATAGAAGACATCGACCTCACCCCAGTTCAGGACAGAGTTTGGAGCCGTACACCCAGAGTTCTGGATAATCTGAGCCTGTGCGTTCTGGGCGGCATCCACATCAATAGTCCAAACCTGACAGGCATCACGGGTGAAAATGGCGAGTTTGCCCTGATACGGAGCAGCAGACACGAGGTTTTCTGAGCCGTTCACATTGTTGGAAAGATTAATGAACGAACTGCCAAGGTCGCTAATACGCCACTTGGTGGGATTATCAAGACCGCTAGACAGCATGTAAGTGTCTGCGAGAACATGGACCTTTGAGCGATGCGTCAAACAGAAGTTTGGATTGAGGCCAGCCATACGGGTGGCACCAAAATAGTAAGGATACTCGGCGTTTTCAGTCTCCGTCACGGTGATGGTCGTGTGCGAACCAGTCACGGGCGTTCCAGAATAGGGTAGCGTGGTACGCTGACTGACTCCACCGACTGCGTTCACTCCGCCAGCCATCGGAACCATAGATGTAATCACAACATTGCCTACTGTGCCAGTAACCACGGTTCTCCCGTTGACGGAGGAACCAGTTCCAGCGACAGCCGTAAGCAGGACCTTGCCACCTTCAATTGCCGTTGCCGTGTATTCTGGGTCTGAGGTGTGACTGTTGATTTGGTCAGCGATGCTCTGTGCCGTAACAGAGTTGGACTCCTTCCAGTTCACCCGTCCACCAAGGATATCCACCCCATCAACCTTGACCTCCATGATGGCATTAGTCGCACCACCAGCAAGGACACCCATGGTTGCAATAAACCTATTAGGGTCATAAGGGCTTACGGCAATTGAGCCTGGGTCAACAAGGCTTCCTATTTCACCAACAAAACTTGGGTTGCCATCAAACTCAACTTGGACAACAACGCCATTGGCGTCAGCACCATCAGTTCCTGGCCCATAGACATACATTGAGTTCGTATCATTGCCGCTATTCTGAGCACGACGGTAGGAATAAGCCGAGTAGCCGTGGGCAATCCCCGTGCTTGTGTTGTCATTGATTGCCTTGGCGATGTTATAAAGCAAGGAGCCCCAACTAGAACCAGTAGTATAAGGGGGTGGGAATGTATCAAACCGAACGCCAGTAGCACCACCCCAACCGATAAGGTCGATACCATCATCATCCGTAAGGCTCGATGCTTTCACCCGAATGCTTCGGATTCCAGGGCATGATGCCGCATCCATGTTTCGACCGTCCTTCCAGAATGAAGCGGGGGTCGGGCTTCCTCCAGCCACGATAAAACTACCCTTAGCAAGCACCTCTGGAATCGGCTTAACAGCCTTACTGGTAGTGACTGGTGCTCCAACGATAAGACCTTTATTGGCGACGGCAGACACGGTGAATTCCTTACCTTCTGGTCCGATAATGGTCATGCCATTGTTCAGGACCGTAGCCGTATAGCCTCCAGTAAGACCAGTCTTCAGGTAGTTAAGGAAGCCATTGATGTTCACATGGCTAGGGCGGAAGACTCCAGTAACCCAATCTTCAACGATTGCGTCGTCGTAAAATGCATAACGGCTGTTGTCTGCGAACTCAGCGATGACGAATGGCTTTCCGTTATAAGTGGTGAAAGACACCAGTTTGGTCATCGCAAAGATGCCATCTGGGTGCTGCAGACGCCTGTATTCAATCGGAGACGGAACAGACAGGACTTGGCTGCCAAATGTAAACAACTTGTTTCCACAGACATTTAGACCAAAAGTGCCCGCTGGCAGGGTCTTGTATAACTCGAAAATCTTACGCTTCTCGACTTCTCCACCACGGGTCACATGGGCGTTACGCAGTTCTACTACAGACCCAGGCTTGGAGGTCAGGATGTGCCGCCTCGTATCGAGCCCGCCTACGAAGTTCTCGATAACAAGATAGGCCATATCAAGGGTTTGGCATACGGCCACCGATTAGACCGTGGTTATGCTCGTTATTCATGAGGCCGCCACCGAAGCGGACAACCTCATTCTTAGAGTTAAGACCACGAAGGCGGGCGTAATGGGCGTTGGCAAGGGCCAGTTTAGCGGGGGCGTCAGCCGACTTGGTATGGGAAAGCATTTCGGACGCAGCGTACAGGACAATCAACTTGTCGTCGATTTCGCAGACATCCGTGTCCATGACCAAGGGCTTGAGTTTCCTGATGCCAGACAGACGCAAGACAGATGCAGACGCAGGGATAGGCCATACTTCCAGCATGTTATCTTCGTAGTGACGCCACTTAAGGGGCGGGTCCTGCTTGATGCCGTCATCAGAATCCATGAAGTTGTAGTCCTTCAGGTTCAGGCCAGGAATCACGGGACGCCAAGAAGCGGCGTACTTGACATTGGTGCAGATGATTCGGTCATACGCAATCTGGGCGGGGAAAGCGTAATAACGCTGACCGTCCACCAGATTGATATCTCGGTCAATCATCATGTTGGGCCAGTCGAAGTCGTACCACAGTCGCTCCTGCGTACGCTCAAGCAGCGTATTCATCGCATGGTGGGCGTTGGTCCCCATGGCAGGATTAGGAGAGGCACCGATTTCAGAACGGAGCCTGTCCCGAAGGAGCGACAATGTTACGCCAGAGGCCATTAGTTATTCATGAAGTTGTCTTCAGCAGCAGCCTTCTTGAACTTCTTCACCTTGGTGGGCTCGGGCTCGACGGCGACATCATCGATGCCGATATCAATCAGCAACTTAGGGAGGGACGGGTTCGCACCAGGGAACGCCTTGGCGACGACATCACGGCCATAGATATCAGACAGACGCTTGAGTTCAGAGGCGTTGTTGATGACATTCTCGCCTTCCAACTTCATGTTCGTCACGGAGCCAACGCCGTGGAGGGCGGACAGCAGGACGATTTCAGGGACGGAGATACCAGCCTTGACGACGGTGTTACCCATGTCTCCGCCGATTAGGATTTCGCAGGTTACGGTTTGCATAGGACCTCTAATCAATGGGACTCAGACAGAAAGACAACAAAAAAGGGGTCCCTTTCGGGACCCCCTGTATTTGTCTGTCAGACAGGTTTAGGCAACCTGATAGACGGCACAACCATTCAACTGGGTGGCGGCCATGCCACCAGTCCAGGTCATCGCACGGTAGATGACATACTGGTCATGCGGGCGAGCAGGGTTGTGGGTCTTCTTGTCTTCGCCGTCCATGACATACAGGTTGATGTTGGACTCATCGATGAAGTAGATGTAGTCCGACTTGCCAAGGCTGTCGAGGGTGGGGTCGTAGACGAAGCGACCGACGCCACGCATGTGGATGTCAGCCATGCCGAGTTCCGTGGAGCCTTCCTTCAGGAAGCCCGTCTGGGTGTAGGTACCCTTTTCGGTGATTTCGGCCTCAAGCAGAGCAAGGGCGGTCGAACCACAGAAGATGAGGGTAGGCTTACCACCGAAGCGGGTCAACTGGCGGACTTCAGCACGGAGGAACTTCGTCAGCGTCTGGTTGGCAGGGCTGGAGGTAATCTTATTCGTGCCAGTAGCCGAACGATTACGCCAAGCGGCGACATTCGCACGGTTGATGCCACCGACAGTACCCGTGGTCGGGTTGTCCGTGATAAAGTGCGTGACGCCCGTGATGAGTTTCGGGTCAGCGGTGCCGTCGCCCCAGAGCATCTCGTTGAACGAGCGAGCCCAGCCTTCGGTCATGTCGGCCAACTTGTGTTCCAGAAGACCCGTAAGGGCGGTCATCTCACGGTCGGAGTGCTTGGAGGTGGAGGCACCAGTCGTGCTGTCAGACACGGAGATACCGTCATGCTTGAGTTCCGTCAGGGAGACGGTGATACCAGCATGAATTTCCTTCCAGTTGTATTCGACACGCTTCAGGTTAGCGGGATTGTCGTAGGTGACGGTATCGAGGTGCGAGAAGCCCTTGATAGCGGTCGTGTAATCAAACACGACAGGGATGCTGATTTTACCCTTACCACCAGGGAAGGACTTCTGCTTCTTGGTAAGAGCAGCGAGAAGGGGCTTTTCCTGGATGGTCTGGGAAAACGGCTTCTGCTTGATATAAAAATCAAGAGCAGCAGCGGCAATGTTTTCGAGTTCGGCGGTAGTGAAGGCCATAGTAGTAGTTAGTTAGGTAGGTTAGTAGCGTGAGGCCGCAGTCCGAACGACATCGAGCAATGTCTTGGGCTGAGGCTGGGCGGAGACGGATGAAGACGAACTCGTCATGACGGTCTGAGAACGACGGGGAATGAACGACCGCATACCCTCATTGACATCTGCATATGCTCTTTCGACCATAGCGATTGCCTCTTGAGTGCTGTTGGGGGATTCATTGCCAATCATGATACGGACCTTATCCATGATGAACTTCTGCTTCGCTGAATAATCTGGGTCACGCTGTTTGATATTACTTTCCCATGCCATAACCGCATCACGGACTTGCGTCTGCTTTGCGTTGTATTCCTGATTCTGTCGTTCAACGACACCCAATTGCTGCTGTTGAGCAAGTAGGTTCGCTTGTGCCCTGACTTTCGCCAGTTCTTTTGCGGACTCGATGTCCACATCTCCGTTGTCTACCCTCCGTGAAATATCTTCGGGAAGGCTTTCTCCAACAAGCGGTGCCAATCGTGACAGATGGCCAGACAGAACCTTATACGCCTCGACGGGGTTGTGCTTAAGCAACGACATGACCTGAAAACCTTCCGCCACCTCTTGAGGTGAGAGTTGGTTCTTGACCATGTATTGTTCAACCTTGTCATACTGTTCCGCACGAGACTTAAACGAGTCCCGTTCAGACAGTAGTTCTTTCCATCGAGGATGGTTGTGGAAAGGTAAAACTTCGGCCTTCGGGTTACCAGAAGCGTCATCCTTGACCGCTTTATTTCCAGTAGCCGAATCCTCGGTAGTGACCTTGTCATTCACCGCTAGTGACGAGTTAGCGTCGGGTTTAGCCTTTACGACGCCTTTGATGACATCGAGTAGGCTTGCCCGCTTATTAGCGTCAGTCTCCGCAGCAGACGAGGCTTGCGGCACATCATTAGCGTCTGAACTCTGGCTCGTGTCTGCAGACTGTTGGCTCGCAACAGTTTGTGCAGAGGATTCCTGAGTTCCGTAGTTTTCGGTATCGGCAGCAGACGGGGCTGCCTGAATGTTATCGTCGGGTTCCATTGGGAAATTTACTGTCTGCAGACACGCAGACAAAGCAAGACATAATTACATTCCAGGCGGAGCCGCATCAGTAGGGCGACCGCCAGGTGACCCAGGGGCCTGAGTCGGAGACGGTGCATTCTGTGCACCCTGAGGCCCCTGGGAGTTGGGGTTGTTCAAGCCGTTGGCACTATCATCAACCGCAGTCGCCTTGGCGTTGGCATTCGTAGCCACGATAGACGGGATGGTAGCGATAATGATGTCCTCAGGCTCAATACGGTCGTCCAGACGGCGGAGCGTCTCACGAGCAAAGAATTCAGGGGAGATGCCAGGAATCTGCATCAGGATGGGAGCCAGACGCTCCCAGTTCTGGATTTCCGACGCTTTGTTGGGTCG